AGCCCGTTCCCACCGCTGACGTGGTGTATGACACACCTGTTGTGATTTTTTCCATCTGGTACATACCCCGTCTCCCGCAATCCGGAAGCTCACAACAACAAGTGGGGCATCAGCTCACACCGACACCCCCTGCGCATGGTTACATCATCATTTCGCCGTCAGGCTGAGGCTCTTCACTACCGTCAGGCTGAGACCCGACGCCATCTGAAACAGTACTGTCATCCGCAATGCCTTCCGGCTCCGGAACCGCTGGTACGCCCAGCAGCTCATCCAGAATGGCATCCACTTCTGCATCAAGACGCGCCTCAAGGTTCTGGCGGAGTTTCTGTTTCAGTGCGCTCAGGACTTCTTCAGAGCGCAGGACTTCCTTCACTGCCTCAGCAGTGACCAGGGATGTGATTTCTGACATGGGATTTTCTCGTTGAAAGGTGTTGTCAAGAAAGTGACTACGGAATGAGCGGATCTTCGGGTTTGCTTCCGGCTGACTGACTGGCGCTGATTCTCTCAGCGGCCCTTTTATCAATCTGCCTGCGCCAGAAATCGCGCACTGCCCTGTACCCACCCGAAAGAAGATACATAACACAGACTGCCGTACAGAAGTACAGCATTAACTGGTTCAGAAATGTCATGGTTTCTCACCGTGATAGTTGACATGATTTACTTATTTTTGTAGAAAAATATCGCAAACTTCGGTGTCATCGTGGTCGTTTTCCCAGCCGCCAGCATTCATGTAGTGGACACAGTTCATCCCTTTCCTTCATTGCTGGCGGCCTTTTTTTATCATGCCGCGGCATCCGCGTTGTTCACTTCCACCTTCACACTGTCAATCAGCAGCGTATATGTCGCCGCCTTTGATATGCCTGTCAGTTGCAGTTTGTCCGCCGCCCCTGATGCCGGAGATTTCACCAGTGTGAACGGCGTCCCCCGTTTCTCATCCAGTACCGGCGTCACCTGAATGCTGTTGTTTCCGGCAAACTCAAAAGCCAGTGTGTGCCATCCGTTATCAAAGACCCCGAACGTATCCAGCTTCGCATTCGGCTTCTTGTGGTGCATCGCGTTCAGGTTCGTCGCATCCGTCTGCAGGAAGAAGGACATCAGCATGTCGTTGCCTTCCTCTGCCAGCGTCACTCCCTCCGGCAGGGACGACAACTGCCAGTAAATGCCCAGGGCAAACTGATTCGGCACCAGTGAACCCGGCAACTTAAACCGTACGCTCACACGTCCTCCTTTCTTCAGCAACTCTGCCCCCTGCCCGGCTGCATCATGCTCCAGAAACCAGATGTGGTTTTCCGGTTTATTCAGTTGCAGGGCCTTACCTCCCGTAGCCCCCGCATCACTGACCACCGCTTCAGCAATGTTTTTGTTAACATTGTCTCCGCTCGCCGGTTTGTGATAATAGCGCCAGCCCTGTGATGCCAGGTCTTCGCCGGACGCCAGCAGACTCATCAGGGTTCGGTTACTGACCGGAGCTTCCGGCTCTCTCTCCGTACCTTCACCGGAAGGTCCGGTGGGCTTCACCGTATCAGGCTGTTTTCCGGTAATGAATTCAGCGGTTCTCCCGGCATGCACAAGAATCGCCGTTGCCAGACGGTCGGAAATAATCCCACGACGTGCCCATGATCCAAAATGCGTTTTACGGTCAGCCGTCGTCCAGGTTTTGGCGTCCGTTCGACCACCGGCTCCGTAATACCCAATATCCGCAACATCCGGATCTTCTGACGGCTCGTTGGTACCCACATTTCGCCCGTTTTCATCCGTCATAAACGGCACAAAGAAGATTTTTTTTGCGGATTTCGTCTTATATGCACCATACACCGCATCGTATTGCGAAGAATAAGTCTGCTTCCAGTAGTAGGTCGTGTCGCCACAAATCCAGGGAACTGATGACGGAGAGCCCCCGAGACACTGACCTCCGAATTCCGACAGGTCAGAACGATATTTTTCCACCATGGAATCAAACAGCCCCGGCTGAGTGGCGTATGCACCCTGTTTCAAATCAAACTCGCCCTGCATCCAGACCACTGCAAGCAGAATATTTTTAGGGTTGGCCTTCAGTGCGGCCTGAGTACGGGTAAGCAGGTCCTTGTACAGTGGCTTATCTACACCCCAGCGTGCCGAGGTCTCGCTTGCGCCGGTGGATTCGCTGAAGGTACCTTCATCGCCCGCCAAAAATGCAGAACCACCACGGCAGCACGGAACCAGAAGAATACCGGCATTCGCCGGAATAAACGGCAACAATTTCTTCGCGATATGTAATCCCTGCCCCACGCATCCATACTGAGCTGCACTGGCTTTCGGGTGTGAAAACTTACTCAAATCCTGAACATCATGCAGGCAGTGGTCCGCAGGAATAATGTCATTGTAGTTACAGGACGCACCACCCGGCGTGACAGTGCTGCGACGCGCCAGCTGTTTAATACGCGGGTCCGGACGGTCATATGTCTCCGGCAGCGGAAGCCCTTCACCATACGCCATACCGTTTGACTGCCCGGCCAGGGCAACAACAAAGTAATACTCCGGGTTGCTGGTGGTGCTGATAACTGCGCCTTCTCCATCCGACGGCTTCACCACCACAGGTGTGGTGACATTACCTTCTGCGACAATCGCCTGAATAAGTGCTGCGCCATCATCCGTATACGAAGAAAACGGCCCGCCGTATGGTTGCCATCCTTCACGAATTTTTTGAGCAAGCGCATCCGCAAGGTCTGACGGCGATGCCGCCCTGACCACGTCATAGTGTTTAAATGCCATGAATCCTCCCGGCCGGGATAATA